ATTCTTCAGGAGTTTACAAATCTCGGTACTTTTTCATCCTTGCCCAAGATTTTGTTTTCAAGTTTTTCCTTGTTAAAGAATTTTTCGAAGGTGTCAAATAAAGGAACCTCGTATTTACCACGTTTTTTAGTAGCTTTAACTTGATTATTCGCCCATGCTTGGTAATGAATAAGCTCTTGTTCGTCTAACCTTTTGAGACGATAAGCAACAAGCCTTGTTTCGTATTCCGTCATTGTCATTCGATCAATGTCTAAAAAGTCAGTAATCCCGAGATAACGCAGACAGTTTATCTGGACAGTGGCATAAAAATCTTCTTCTACTTGCTTTCCTTGATTCTGTTTTCGACTGTTAGTGTTTTTTTCTTTGTAAATTCCGACTTTTTTAATTCTTCTAGTACCAAATCAAAGAGTTTATCCGAGCCGATTTCACCAACTAGTGCAATCAAATCTTTTTCTGCTACTCGTGGTGACTCTGTTGCATTTGCTACTTTTAACATTTCAATCAAAGTCTCGATATCTTCGTTAAAGAAATTCACTAGCGTTGAATCTAGTCCAAGCTTCATTGTCATCCCTTGTTCTACAACGGAATATCTGCGGTTCATTTCACGGATAAACCCAAATCCAAAAATAAAGCTATACTCTTTGTCGTTAATCGTTAGTTCCATTTATTCATCCTCCTAAAAATAAAAGCACTCAATTAAGAGTGCTTAGCCTTCTGGTGTTTGTTTTGTTGTGTCTACAAATGCATACTGAACTTCATTTTGTTGTTCGGCCGTTAAGGTTGCATAACCATCTTGATGAATCATTTGTACGGCGTATTCCAATGAAACTTCAACATTATCTTCGGCAGAAGCCGTTTCTTCGTAGTTTGAGATATACACTTGCATATATTTAGCTGCAAATTTACCTGTATCGCCTTCTTGTGGTTCGAGTTTGTCAATGATCCATGTTTCCACCAATTTGTTGTTCATAAATGCATCGTAAAGCATTTTTAGTGTTTTGCTGCCACGTTCATATAAAGCAGTAGAGCTGAAATCATACTCAATTGCCCCTACAGTTTGTGCAGTGCCATCTTTAGTTTCGGTAGCATCTGTACTGCGTGACATACCGAATGTATGCTCGGTTTGATAAGTAACAGTTTTGGCATCTTCTTCAGCTTGTTTTTCCAAATCCCGATAGACCAAAATGACGTCAATACCTTTTTTTAGTGCCATTTAAATTCCTCCTATTAATCTAAAATTCAATTCAATAATCGCTCGTTTAAGCGGTGTGTTTGTGCTTGTATCTGTTACTGTCTGTATGTCGCTCACATTGGTGTCTAGCGTCCATGAATATCCGTCAGATGTATTTACTTGCATCGCTTGCTCAAACAAAGCAGAAGCCATCTCAGACACTTGTTTTCGCTTTGTGTGCAAACCCCATACAGAAATGACAATCACGACATTTCCCAAGATATGAGACTTGTTGGTGGAGTGAAGTGTTTGAGTGTCTTCAAATTCAACAAAAGGATAGCTAGTAGCACTTGCTGGTTTGTAGTCATAGGTTTGATACCCCAATGCAATCGATCGCTTAAACATTTCATCAAAAATTGATTGTTCTCTAGTCTTCATCTATTCCACCAACTTATCCATATCAGATTTAAACTGCGCCTTCTGCTTATTGAAAGCTGGTCGCATAAATGGTTGAGCTGATTGGAACCTTGTTCCGTACTCCAAATAAGGAGCGTAATCGGCAGTAGGTTTCACCTTTCCTGTTAAACCGCCATCGCTCAAATCCATAGTTATTGAACGTCTCAAGTTACCAGTATCGACTGGCGCTTTACGTTGTGCGCCTTGTGTCAATTCGGCTGTATTCTGTTTGACGATCTGCTTCACATCTTTCATATTTGCATTAGACTTGAGTTTCATCGTCAATTCGCTAACACCTTTGAGAGAAACGTTCCTTCTAGCCACCAGAAGCCACCTCCTGGATGATAATGCTATTTCTTAATGCCGGAGTTCTCGTGGTGACATCTTTATACGTTTTTCCTTCGTACAAAATGCGATCATACTCTGGAACAACAAAAAGAGGCATGGTTCTGATAACCTTTGCCCCTTGTCGTATATCTCCAAAAATAGCCATACTCCTATCTGTTCCAACATCCGTTACGTTAACGTTCGCTGTCGTCCGAATAGGTGCCGATTCTACCCACTCACCCAAGTCTGGATCGTAATGGCTACCTAATCCATCTTTCTCGAAAGTAACTTCATCCAAAAATCTCATACGAAGTAAAAACCCCCTTGCTTGGGCTTGTATAAGTCTTCATCGTCTTTTCGTTTAAAGGAATCAATCTCCGATCCATATTCGGAAAAATCCGAATCAGGGAATGCCATAGATAGTCCTTCTTGAGAATATGAGGACATCCCTTCCTGTCCAACTCGGTTGAAACGTTTGTTGGTTACATCGAAAACAATGTACTCTAATGAATCTGGTATAACAGAAACGCCTAGCAATGACGCTAAGCGCTCTCTAGTTCGTTTCTCGATAACTTCTAGCTTATCATCTGTAGAACCGCTTAGACGCTTCTTAACGTCATCTTTAATTGCCATTCGTATCTATCCTTCCTACGGTTCAGTCAGAGTCAAAACGTGAGTATCCGTATGTGAACCATCTTCCGTTTTGATTGTTGTCGTGTATTCACCAGCAGGCACAGTTTCAGTCCAGGTAATATTACCGCTAGAAGAAACCGCCAAACCAGTTGTTGCTGGCGCAATTGAATATGTCACTGTTTTATTTGTTGCGTTTTGTGGCGCAACAGTGGCTGTTAATTGTCTATTACCGGCAGTCCCCGCAACTGCACTTGAAGTTTTAGGCGATACTGTAACGCCTGTAGCGGGGATTGTTACTCCCCCGCCGGTTGAATTTTCCCGAATGCTTCATCTTTAACGATCATGAAACCAACATCCATTGTCGCACGCAAAGCAACTAATTCTTGCTCGAACAAGTTAACTGGCGTACCGTCTTCGTTTGTAAGAGTTGAGAGTTGAGCGTCTTCAGAGATTTTGAACGAGATGTTGTATGGGATTCCGTAGAACATGTAGTTAAAGTCACCTGCATAGAGTTCGCCTTTTGCCAAAGCTTTCAAATCGACTACTGGCAAGCCATCAATAGTATTAGCCGCACGATCGTAAATGAATTCAACATTCGTGCCAACCGTTTGAGCTGCAGAGCGAAGTTCTGTACGATTTTTCCGGTTAGAGATAAATGCGTTCGGCTCGAATTCGTTTTCGCCAAGCACATCTTCTAACGCTAAAATATTTTCGTAAGTAAGAGGTCCGTTGATCACATTGCCAGCCGCAACAACAGATTCTTCTAAAGATTGTGGAAACGGATTGTCTGTATTCAACAATGCAGCAGCATCAAACTTTTTGTAGAAAGCTTCTGCAATCTTAGGTTGCATAACAGTGAAAAAGTCTGACATTTTGTAGTGCAAGTATTCCCGAGAAACTGGAATAATAACACCAAGTTTTTTAGCAACCATAGTTGCTTGTAGCCATTTAGGTTTAGATGTTTTGATCTTTTCACCTTCACCAACCCAGTAAGCGCCAGGACCTTCAGCAAAGTATTCGAATTTCTTTTCTTTGTCCGTCATTTCTTCGTACTTGGCCAGCTGCATGATCTTAGAGTTTTCCATGACTTCATTGACAATAAGCGTGTTGTACTTATCAGGGATCTTGCCTTCTTTTGTTTCATAAACTGTCACATTATCTGGATTCCAAGTCTGAGCAAAGTATTGCAAATTCATATTCATTAATCGTTTGTTTTTCATTTAGTATTTCCTCCTATTTAATGATTCTGTTTTTAGCAGCCAATTCAGCCACAGTTTGTTTAGTGTTCTTATCAGCAGAAAACTGTCCGCCTTCACCTGGTGTAGATTGACGAGCATTTTCTTTTTTGATCTGAGATGCAAAGTTAGTAATAACTGCAACAGCCTTTTTAGTAGCTTCTGCATCTTCTGAAACAATCAATCCGAGTAATTCATCATCTTGTGGCAATCCTGCGCCTGAGAGCATTTTAGAAGCTTCTGACTTCATTTCGTTTAAAGTCTGTCCACGTTTCAGTTCAGCGATTTCAGCTTCTTTTTGCTCCAATTCATGTTGCAGTTTTTCTTCCGCATTCATTTTTGCGAGCTTCTTAGCTTCTTCTTTTTTCGCTTCTGCTTCTTGTTCCCAACTAGCACGAGCCTTTTTAGTTTCAGCAGCAACAATTTTCGCTAATTCGTCACGAGAAAATGTTTTGCCAGTTTCTTCTCCCTTCGGCTTATCCTCTGGTGGTGTAGTTTGTTCCGCCGGCGGTGTATCATTGCCACCAACTGGATTTTCAGAAAAGAATTGAAGTTGCATAGGCATTAATAAACGTTTTTTCATGATTATTCCTCCACGGTTACGCCGTTACCCGATAATTTAACTAGTTACGCCAGTCAGTCGGAACAGCTTTCTCTTTAGTGCCTGTAAGCAGTAAGAAGGCATAATAAAAAGCCGTTAGCGAATGGGCTAGCGACTTCTATATTTTCTATTAGGTTTATATGGTTTTTTAGGCGCTTCAAATTGATATGTTTCCTGAATATTGTCTAGTCCGTCAATGATTCCATAGAATTTCATAGTGACTGCTGATACATCACCGACGCTTGATTCGATATTAATATCCGTTAAACCGTTAACCCGTGTACCATCAATGAATAAACCGTTGCTAATTGATACTTTGTTTAGTTTTGGCATGGTTATAACCCTCTTTCTTTAAGCGATTTCTCAAACACTTCTCTGTCAACATACGGTGCCGTACTGCATCTGCAGAATGGATGCATAGGCGCACAATTTAAACCCGGTGACATATCTTTCAAATCAAATACTTTCCCATTTAGCGGTAAGCAGTATCTACACGCTGTTGGCTCGGCTATATAAATATATTGATCTATATCGGCATCACGATAGCTTTGCTCTTGAATTCCCGTCTGCACTCTTGTGGTTTCTGTGACCATCAAGCGCTCGGTATTGAATCGAGTGTTCTCTCTACCTTTCTCGGTAAGGAATCTCGTTAATTCAGATGCCAACTGTTTAGGGTTTCTACCCATCGTCACACTTCGAACAAGCAACTTATCCAAATCTGCTTTCAATTCCGCTTGGTACATCCATAGCCTTTCGCTAAACGTTGCAAATCCATCTGCTCGAAACGAGCTGTTAATCACTTGCTCCACTAATTTGGCATAACCGCTTTTAGCGATCGTCATTTCTAGGATGCCTGCTTGGCGTTGCAACTCTTTCAAGCCAGCGCTAGTAAGTTCTCCTGAAAAATACTTATCCATGTCGTTAAACGTGGCTATCAGCTCAAGTCCAATATTTGCTTTCAGTAATTCCAAGCGATTGACACGCATTGTAAGGTTGTATAGCTTCAATTCCTTGTTTGCTGTAGGTGAGAAGTCTTTCTCTTTAACATACTTCTTAGCCTTGCGAGCAAATGCTTTTACATCCATTTCACTAGCACGCTTCATCGCTTCACTACGAGTGATTTTCTGCCCATTGGAAAAACTATCCCACTGTGCATCTATCTCTTTTTGTATCGCATCCTGTGCGTATTGCAAGCGCTTCTTTATCTCGTTCATGCGTTTCTTATCATCTTTAATCTGTTGCTCTTGCCAAGCTTTTTCCCTTTTGATGAAGTAATCTT